GCTTTTTCTAATATATCCTTGGCCCACTCTGAATCAGCCACATAGTCTCGAAACTTTTGTTGCCAAAAGTCTGGATCTATACAGGGCATTACAATTTCTAATTGTTCAGAATTAGCAGTGTTGAGCCAATCGATGCCGCTGTCACAATTATACAATACCCAAGGACTGATGCGTCCATTCGAAATGTGATGTGCGATTCGATTTCCAGACCCAAGTTTAAAATAATTATCAAATTTATTATCTAAGATCGAATCTGAATCAGCGTACTCTTGCATTTCTTTCAATGCTCGTTCAATGGCGTCTTGCACGTTTTCTTTTTTAAGATACTGGTACAACCATTCCAAGTACAACGCATCTTTGCACCAATGATCCAATTTTTTATTATTTTTTAATAACCATTCAGTAAAACTGTTACTGTTAACTGCTCTAATAGCAACCAAATGTCTGCCATATTTGACAAAAGCAGAATAGTAAGGACTGCCTGCAAAATCTTCGTAGATTTTCAGCCTAGCACTGCCTTGAGTAATCTCATAGAATTTTAAATAAGATTTAAAACCGAGCTGAACCCCTGTTTCGTTTTGTTGTTGCCACCTGCGTTTAGGCTCGCACAAATGCGCCAGCAATGTACTTTCTTTTAAGTACGACTTTTTACAGTATTTGCAGACAAAGCTCAACCCAGTTCCTTTTTAATGTCACTGTCACTCATGCCCAATTCTTTGGCCATGATTTTAATTTCTTTTTCAGTGTTCAGCTCAGCCATGAGAGCAATGTCATTGGACTTCATTGCAGGATATAGCTTACTTAAAAATTTAATAATTTTAGTATTTGATCCTTCTTTCTTTTTACTGCTCAACCAATAATGCCGTTGTTTGCCCATACCTGGACTGACCGATGTACACATTAACCATTGCAATTTTGTGTGCTTGTTAAAATCAAAAAAGTTTATATTCACCCGTTCATTACTGGCCAGCAAGTACCAAGCTTGAAGATCGCTGCTGCCTTCGACATTGGCACTGTACTTCATCATTAAGTAAGTGCTGAATTTTTTACGTTCTTCATCTGTGAGTTCATCATAAAATTCTCGATTTTTCATATCGAGCTGAGCCATTTCATTGTTTATTGAGAGCTTATCCATTTGCTTAATTCCTCTGCGATTAACCGATGACCTTTTAAATTGGGGTGATATTTATTGGGATAAAAATACTCGCTGTTCTCTACTTTGTTCCAAGGATAATCAAATTTGATCTGCATAGGCGGGAGTCCTAAAATTTCAATTAATGATTTTTCATAAATGTTTTCTTTATCAAGTAATTTTGATTCAGGAAAAGAATACCAATTTGTAACAAAAAACAAAGAAATATTTTTTATTTTGCACAGCGATTGTATTAACAGACAATTTCTTAAAAAATTAAACGTTGCTAGTTCCCAACTAAAAATATACGAATAATAGCTTTTAGTTTCTATATCACTATTCGACGGGTGTATCTCTTTAGGGATGTTTTTATCTAATATCATTGATCGAGTGATGCCAGTTAAACAAAACAATACACCACAGTCAGTTAAGTCGTCGACTTCGATAATGTGTAAAAATTTATGCACCATACGATCAATACTAGTGCCGAACATACTTTGATTATCTACAGGAATCTCTAATATTTTTTCTATTTGTGCAGGGAAAGCATCAAGGGTATAACGATCTAACTCGCATCCGTAGGGCCAACTATCCCCAAATACTATCAACTTTTTCATACTGGATGCCACTTTACCGAATTATTTTTTTCTTCTTTAAGAAGATGATACAACATTATTACACGTTCTAGCTCTGACTGCAATGAAGGATTAGACTTTGCCATTCGTCGAATTTCACCCCACATTGCGTCTTCCATTAAATGATCACGTAATGGACGTCCGTCGCCAGTTCTGTGATCGTATCCAACAACTTCGCGGTCCAATGAACCAACTTCTCGCCTGAACACCGTGTCGCCGTCACGCTCGTAGATATATTTTGCGCCAGGCTTAAGATTTCCCATACTTGTACCCATACTGAGAATGAGCCCAACGTAAAAATCTTTCTAATCCTTCTTGATCATTGGGATAACTTTCTAAATAAATTTTAGCCAGACGATTGATAATTTCAAACATTTGAGGTTCTGTGTATTGCGCCATAAGACTCCTTACCAAACTTTAGAATAATTAACTACTTCACTTTGACGACTAATATCTTTAATAAAATAAACGCACATAGGTTTATCTGTTCCAGTCTCCAAAGGTACAGCCAGCATCTGTCCAGGCTTGAGTTTGGGGAAATACCATTTAACATCTTGATATATATCAATTACTTCCACAGGATAAAACTCAGGCCTAAAGCTAGCCATAGGATTAAAAGCAAATGCACTAAAACCTCGATCATTGATGCTAGTAAGCGGAACAACTTCTAAATCTCCTAAGTCGGGTTCACCTATAAGTAATTGCCAGTCTATGGGCATTTTAACTACATTATTTCCTATTTTAAGAACTAGTGCAGGACTGTTAAAGCTTTCTAAAAAAATTAAAGGAATAAAAAAGTAATCAGGTTCTTTGGGATCTGAATTATCTAGTACGCAGAATCTAATGTCGTCAACTTCTTCGGGTATCTCGTTTAATTCGTAACTGGTATTTTCTAAAGTTAGTAATCTCATAATTTTATTATAATGTCGTTAATTATTTTTTGCAATCTTTCAGCAAACTCTTTTTGTGTTTTTGGTGTAGTATGATATCCTGGGTCAATTCCGTTATCGGAGTCCCAAATATTATAATACAAACTTTGATCCTTACTTATAATATCAATATCATCCAATATACCATGGAAGAATTGTTTTACTGTTGCTTCTTCGTCCCACAGAATTTGAGGATGTAATAAAACAGGTATACCTTTTAGTTTTAGTTGCTGAATACCATCTCTGATAATCCACTGATCTATTTTTTTCTTAACTTCGCTCAAATAAAAGTAAGTTACATAGTCTTTGACTCCCGGATAGCCTTTGCCTTCCAAATCCCAAATTGCGCTAGTTTTAATATTTTGATCTTTATCTAACTTTTTAGAAGGATTTACTATAGATGATAATGTTACATTTTTATTTTCTGGTTTGCTAATATTGTATGGAACTTCAATTCTATCAGGGTAAGTCGGACTAATAATAACTATATCGGGATTTAATTTTAATACTTCGTCTATTTGTAATCTGATAACAAAATTAGAAACACCGCCTACTGCAAAATTATGCAGTTCTGCATTAAACGCACTGGCTATTAATTCGCTCCAATGCGTATTCTTATAATCAGGATACTGACTAACTGCACTCCAACTACAACCACAAACTGCTATTGTTTTCATTGCCATTCGGTTTTCTCTACACTAAATGGATAGTTTGCTTCTTTGTAAAATTGTTTACGTTTAGTTAAATGTCGTTTGGCGAATTTACAGGTGCTGGTTACGTCCCAGATTTGGACGAAGTCCTTGTCTTCAGCTCGTCTAATGCCTCGCCCAATGCTTTGTATAACCCTTGTAAAGCTTTTTCCGGACTCCACAAGAACCAAATTAAAAATCCTAGGGATATTAATACCCACAGCGGCCACACCGTAAGTCGCCACAGCAACCTTGTCATCAGTAATCGCAAATTCGTCGTACTCATCTTTTCTTGCCTTTGATTTAGTAGCTCCTGACACAAAAACTGCATTTTTTATTTTACTGGCTAACTGCTTACCTGGATCCACCCTGTCAACTAATACTAGTGTGTTGCCTGTTTCGGCAATCTTATTAACTAGATCAGCAATATAATCTATACGTGATTCTGTTTCTAACAAATATCTTAGTTCTTGTTGATAATCTTTGTATTCGACATAGTCAACCATTTGTATTACATTTACGTGACAGTTGCTTAAATGTCCCTGCAGTTGTAGCTCGCTGGCACTGAGTTGCCCTATCACTGGACCAATGCAACAATTCAATGATTGGTATGCATAATCCTCTTTGGGGACTGTGCCTGTTAATCCCCAACGAATGGGTACACGAGCAAAGATAGTGGTCAACATAGACTTTAACGCATCTGCTTTGGCGCTGTGTGCTTCGTCTACCATGACACAGACAACATCCTCAATAAAGTCGTGTATGGTTACATCTGCTTCATAGTTCTTTGTATTTTTCACTAAAGCATTCAAACTTTGCCATGTGCAGATTGTGTGTTGTTTAGTGTATTCTTTGCGATCCCCGAACAATACACCGACGTCTAGTCCCATGGTTTTGTAGTCTGTTTCTGTTTGTGTAACAAGACTCTTAGAAGGAACGATAACAATACTTCGACCCAAATGTTGCACACTTGCGGATAATGCCGCAGTCATAATAGTTTTGCCTGCACCTGTGGCCACTTCCTGAATACACTGTGGATTCTTTAAAAAGCGATTGATAATTTCAACTTGATAATCGCGCAGTATAATAGGGTCACTGTTGGGCCATTGCCGGTGAGCAAAACTATCCTCAACCACTTGCCCAAGCTCTAATGTAGTGCTGTACTCACGAACATCATCTACATCAATATCGTAGCCCCGTTCTTCTAAGTAAGGAAGAATATCAGGCAGTAAGTTAATGTAGGTTGTTCCACCTAAATTAAAGTAAGGCACTTTACCATCCCAACGGCCTAATCGGACCGCAGGCAAATACTTTGCCCCGGGTATTTCGTATTTGAATTTTTCTACTAATCGTTTTCGATCAGTGAGATCGAGACCTTCAATTTTAACATTGACCTCGTCTCGAATAATTAATTTTGCCCTGCTCATTCTAATATTACAATCTTTTCAGCGTTGGAAACCCAACTTTGTTTTTTACTACCTATCATTAGGCTGGTAGTGGTCACTAATAATTTAGGGCATACTTCGGGCCCTACACCTCTGTTCAGATAAATGATGTCCTCTGTGTTGTCTTTGGGTAAGCCAGTCTCGTAAACATGAATGGGTATCCTATTCACTTTCCTTGCATACTCTAACACTTGTTCAATTGACATTTTGTCTTTGTTACAAACAGTTTTTCGATCTACTAGAAATCTGCGGTCAGGTCCGTATTCTAAATTATCGACCTGTTCCATTAAATTTTCATCTACTGTAAAACCCAACACTGCACTAACATCGATTAATTTTAATAAGTTGTTCATGGTAACGCCGCCGATATTTTCTAGGTAATCTAACAAACTAGATTCAGCATTTTCTAATATCAATTGATTGTCTACTAACTTAAGGCAAATTTCATAGCCGCTGTTTTCCACAGATAGCATCTTTTCGTACAGTGCCGTAATAGACTCGTGAATGGCAAACTCATTGGGCGGACAAATTGCCATGATCCAATTTAAATTGGATTCAGTCATACCCAGTATCCACATCTTTTTGTCATAATCGAATTTAACAGATCCTTCGCCTTGTCTTGCCTGTTTTTTTAACAAATCGATTAACTTAGTATCATATGGAAATTTAACCACAAATTGATTATCATCGATGTATACAGATTTTGATCTGTCAACAATTCTTATGCCCAACCTAAACGATTCAAGTTTTTCAGGAACAACCACTGGAATGACCAGGCCTGCTAACTGCCTTCTATACTTGTCTACTAGTTTTACTGCTAATGCGCTTTGTTTATCTGTATAAGGATTATTTAATTCGCAGGTTTGCGAGGACAAACTATCAATGATAGATACGTCATACCTTGCCAAGCTTATAGGAGGCGGGGCATAATTAAATATTCCAAAAACTTTGCCATCAACACTGCGCCGACCACCGATAAACTCTATGTAATCTTCGACATAATTAAAAGTAGGCTGCTTCATATTGCTATTATAGCAATATTTAATTCACAAATCAAATGTATTGATAGTCAGACATCGTATTCTTGCAGAATTCTAATAGCCCAATCAAACGCTAAGTTAGCTTCGTCTGCCATGCTGTCGTCTA